AAATGGATTATTACTTTTTGATTCATTGAATTGCAAGCCAATTTGGGTTAATTGTAGTATGGCCTGTGCTCGCATTTCATCATTGTATGTGTAACCTCTGACATTGCCTCGGGTAGCATAGCGTTCACATAGTTTGATATACATGCGGGCAAGGTTATTTGAAATCTGTCCATGATCCTTGCTAAATCGACCTTTATCTAAAGTGCCTTTCCAGTGACTCTTTCCCACGCAGACAAGTTCGTCGTTTTCGTCAAATTTCCAATGTTGGAAAGGAGGAAAGTTTACTTTATCTCTGCCATCAGCTTCGGTCTTTTGACTTTTCTTACGTGTTTTGTTTACTGGGATATGTTCGTAAGTCATAATTCTAAATACCAAATCGATCTTTGGGATTTTTTTATAATCTATATCGCAGTCAGCCATTTTGATTTTTTCACCTGAGGCTTTTCTACGTGCGTAATTTTCATCGCCAATGCGTTTGGCACGATTGCGTTTGGCTTCGGCTGTGGTTCTGATATTAATTTTCTCCAAGCTGGGAAGAATAATATCGTATTGGTGATGTTCTGGGCTAGCGTATACGCTGTAAGAATTTTTACTTCTATGAATTTCCTCTAAGAGATCACGATTGTTAAGATAGTTTACGGTCATCAGTCAGTCCTGTGTTAGGTACATTATAATATACGTACATTATAAAGTCAAATAAATATTAGCCAAGGAGTAATGAATATGTCTTTCGACCCAATCTCTGCTGCAAAAAGTACATTTGGTAATATAGCTGCCGGTGTTAATGCAGTATCCAATGTGGCATCTGCATTAAATAATTTATCAAATCCTGGTAAATTAGCCAGTGCCATACGAAGTTTAAATATCCCAAAAGGGGGTAATAGTTTTGGTGCAAACGCCAAAACCATCCCCACCATGGCTAGTGATAAGAGTACAGATTGGAGGGTTAGATTAACGCTTCCTGGAATGGATTCTGCATCTCTAAATGAAGTATACGGAGCAGGCACTTTATTACAACCTATAAGAGACAGTGGCGGGTTAATATTTCCGTATACTCCTACGATAGGTATTAGCCATAGTGCCACTTATGGGGAACAAACATTGACCCATCAAAATTATCAATTTACGGCCTATCAAAATAGCAAGGTCAGTGACATAACTGTAAGTGGTGAATTCATTGTACAGGATTGGGTTGAAGCCAAATATTGGATTGCTGCTCTGCATTTTTTAAGAAGTGTCACTAAAATGTATGCAGGAGATAGTCCTTATACAGGCAACCCTCCGCCCATATTAAAATTCAATGGGTATGGTGACTATGTTTTTAAAAATGTTCCGGTTGTAGTTAAAAGTTTCAGCGTGACCTTAAATAAAGATTGTGATTATATCAGTGTAGATGTAAATAAGCCAGCACCAGGTGAATCATCTGGCGGCAGTAACGGTGCTTCAAAAACAGATAAAATTGGCGCAGGTGCTAGATTATTATCAGGAGTTGCCAATGCTGCAGGATTCTCATCAGTTAGTAAGTTTGTAAGTGTTATTTCTCAAGGAGCACTAGGAGCTACAGCCAAAGCCAAAGTTACTAGTGCATCAGGAGGTAAAAATCCGCAATCAGCAGGTGGAGGTGGTGTTGCACCAAGTCATGTGCCAACAAATAGTTCAATCAGTGTAGTATTAATGCCAGTTTACAGTAGAACTCAAGTAAGAGAGTTTAATTTGAAGACTTTTGTTACAGGTGGGTATAAAGGACAAATGTATTTATAATGAAAATAATAGAGTATAGTACAACAAGCCCTTGGTATAATACAGAGGTAACCAATGAATATCTAAACATATTGACCATCAGACCAGTCAGTGCAGAGATGGATGACTTTTTATATATTTTAGAAAGTCAATATGCTTATAGACCCGATCTATTAAGTTATGACTTATATCAAACACCAAATCTCTGGTGGGTTTTTATGCAACGTAATTTAGATGTTATACAAGATCCCATATTTGATTTTGTTCCAGGACTACAATTTTATATTCCAAAAGCTGCATCGTTATTTTCAGTATTAGGTGCTTAAATGGATTTTAATTTAAAGGATGCAGCCACTACAGCTTTAGGCTCTATTACTAAAAAATTAGAAAATATTAATCCAGCCAATGCCATATCTGGAGCGCTATCTGGAGCTCAAAGCTCACTAAATGGCCTATTGGGTAAGGCCAAACTACCAGGAGTAAATGGCAGTGCAAAACCTGTCCCTGGTAAAGTCATACCTACCGAGATTGACCAAACAGCAGCCATAGACTTAAATGGTATCATAGAGAGTGGTAAAGAATTAACTCAAATTAAAAGTACGCCAGGTGAACCATTCCCCAATGAATTAAATCAATTTGACAGTTATAATTGTATTTTTACCCTTAGTGTGCTCACAACTAATGCAATTAATTTCCCAAATCAAACTTATAGGAAAGGAGTTTACGGCCCTATCATAATGAAAAGTGGCGGTACTGGTGACATAAAAGATCCAGATGCTATACAACTAACTAATTTTAAAAGTAAGGCAAATCATAATTCTGGAAGATTTGATTGTTTTATGGACAATGTTAAAATTAGTGGCATAATGGGCTATAATCAAGCCACAGGAACTACTAACGCCACTGCTGTAAGTTTTACAGTGACAGAGCCTTATAGTGTAGGTCTGTTCTTTCAAGAAATTACAACCGCAGCAATTCAAACTGGATGGAAAAATTGGTTAGGCATGCCATTATTATTGACTATAGAATTCAAGGGCCATTTAACAGCTAATCAACAAAATTTCACAGCTCCTTTGGCAAAAAAAAACATTCCTTTAAAGCTTAGAGAAATTACTATGCGAGTTACTGGACAGGGGTCTGTTTATCAAGTTGAAGCATATCCTTGGAATGAAAAAGCTTTCAATACCAGTAATAATTCCCTATTGGTGCCGGTTGAAATAGAGGGCGGCACAGTTCAAGAACTGTTACAAACAGGATCAGCAGAACATAAACAAAGTTTACAAAAAGCAATTAATGATCATTTGAAAACAGTAGCTAAAGATTCCGACCCAGATAAAGTTTTAATATATTTTCCCATAGATTTACAAACAGGTAAAGGTCAAACTGAAACAACTGACAAAAAGAATCCACCCGGAGCTACAGTTTCACCAGAAGATAACAAAAAGATAGCAAATGATGATAAAACTCTTTTTTCAAGTTTGGGAATAGATGACAACTTGCTTCAAAAAAAAGAAGTTGTAAACCCTATTGGACTCGCGCCAATTGGATTTGCAGCTGAGAAAAAAAGACCGGAGGCAATCTTTGGCAAAGAGGACGCTGTCTATGATGAAAAAACTGGAACATGGGTAAGAGGTAATTTACAAATTTCAAAAAGCAAAGGCATTGCCAAATTTGCTATAGGGACTGGCATCACAGAGGCCATTGTAGAAATACTATTGGCCAGTGATTATGGAAGAAGAGCCTTAGATCCTGTTAATATTGATAAGAATGGCAAAGTAAATTGGTTTAGAATCGAAGCACAATATTATATATTAAGCTCGACTAAAGAAATTAAAGGGCAAAATCGTTATCCTACCTTGACTGTTTTTAGAGTAGTTCCATATAAAATTGATTATACTCATTTTATTTCAAAACCTGCACCAGCTAAAAAAATACAAGAAAAAAAGTATAATGCCATTAAAAAATATGAGTACTTATATACTGGAAAAAATCTTGATATCATAGATTTTAATATTGATTTTAAAGCGTCATTTTACATGCCAATGAATGCAGACCTTGGCAAGAATAATGAATCGCTTAAACAAAATTTAGCAGATGAAAAAAAACCTGAAAATGCAACCTCCAGTAGTCCTGAATCAACCGCTACTGATAAGCAGGTTGTTTATAAAGCAGAGGTGCGTCCAGATCAAACATCAATGGGCGCATCAAAGGGCGGCATTACTTCTGGTGAAGATGCCAGCACCATTGCTGCTAGACAGTTTAGTAAAGTTTTAAATTCTCAGGCCGATATGGTACAACTTAGTTTGAAAATTTTAGGTGATCCTTATTACATAGCCGATAGTGGTATGGGAAACTATTCAGCAAAGTCAACCAATATACCTGAAATCAATTCAGATGGCGCCATAAACGCACAAGATGGTGAAGTGTTTGTAGTGGTAAATTTTAGAAATCCCATCGACCTTGATCCTGATGAAGGACGTTATGACTTTGGTGATAAAGCAAAAGTAGTTCCAGGTTTTAGTGGATTATATAAAGTTATTCAAGTTGAAAGTAGTTTTGAAAGAAATGTATTCACACAACAATTAAAATTGGTAAGAATGATGAATCAAGACAGTAAAGAAACAGCAGAAAAACCAGCAGTATCACCATATACACCACCTGATTCTGGATATAGTGGCGTAGTAGGAGGTCCATAATGGGTAGTGAAGATACAAGAAAGTCGGATAATAGCAGCAGTACTAAAAGTAATAACCCTGGACCATATCTAGCTAAAATTGTTAGTTTTTTAGACCCAGCATATATGGGAAATTTGCAAGTTCAACTTTTACAGGAAGTTGGCGGGGAGCCTAGAAAAGGAAGTCAAACTCATTCGGTAAGATATATGAGCCCATTTATGGGGTATACTGATTCAGAGTTTACTACTACCGAAATGGATTTTAATAATTCACAAAAAAGTTATGGCATGTGGATGATCCCTCCTGATGTTGGTTCTATTGTGATGGTGATATTTGTAGAGGGCGATCCTAAAAGAGGGTATTGGATTGGCTGCGTACATAACGCACAAAATCCTGGTGTAAATTTTATGACCCCTGGATATGCTGCTACAACTTATAATGATGAAAGTAGTACAAAACGTTTACCTGTTGCTGAATATAATGAAAAAGCAATTGGTATGTGTCCCGCTGACTTAACTAAAACTAAAAAGGCCATACACCCGTTTAAAAATATATTGGTTAGACAAGGGCTACTATTGGATGACATTAGAGGCATTACCAGTAGCAGTGCTAGAAGAGAATGGCCTAGTGCCGTTTTTGGCATAAGCACTCCTGGACCAATAGACAAACAAGATGGCGCAAAAAAGGCTAAAACAGGTAAGATAGATAATGAAGCTACAACTTTTGTTAGTAGATTGGGCGGTTCCAGTTTTGTCATGGATGATGGCGATGATAAATTTCTTAGAGTATCATCGGCTGCTTCAGGTCCGCCAGAATATGCTTCAGTTGAAGGTAAAGAAACTGTTAGAAGGGGAGATGTAACCAAGGGCAATGTTACTATTCCTCACAATGAATTAATTAGGCTAAGAACAAGAACTGGTCATCAAATATTATTACACAATAGCGAAGACTTGATCTACATAGGTAATGCTCGTGGCACTAGTTGGATAGAATTATCCAGTAATGGCAAAATAGATATCTATGCAGAGGATAGCATCAGTATTCATACAAAAAATGATTTAAATTTCTATGCTGATCGAGATATCAATATGGAATGTGGTCGCAACTTTAATATCAAAGTTGGTGGGGAAATGCAAACTGAAGTAATTGCCAATCAAAATTCCATTGTGAACGGTAACCAATCTAATTGGGTTATAGGCAATGTTAATACCACCATTGATGGAAATCATTTACATAAAAATGGTGGCAATTTTGATCTTAAAACTGTTGGCAATACTAAATTAACCGCAGATGGGAATTCAGAAATTAATTCTGGAGGCAAAAATGTGATCACTGCTGGTGGAGCTCTTGATATTAAAAGTGGTGGCGCCAGCAAATGGACAGGTGACGGCGCAGTTAGCATTGGCGGGGCAAAACTAGTACTCAGTGGTAAAACAATAAATCTTAATGGTCCCCCGGCACCCACAGCAGCCACAGCAGCCAAAGCCGCAGCAGCAGTAAAGCCTAAATACTTAAAAACTCATAGTGTGCCAAGTGATATAGGAACAACATTGTTTAAGACCATTTTACGTCGTGTGCCTACACGCGAACCTTGGGCTCATCATGAAAATTTAGACCCTAGTAAATTTACTCAGGCTGCCACAGACAGAGATATAGATGGAAGAAATAAAGAAAAAGGTAAAGAAAATAGTGAATCAATTTTGTTAGTAAACAAAAATTTACCAGAATATTGGTCAGGGTGGCCAACTGGCAAGCAAAAATATACTACAAGTACTGATACTTTTGCTAAAGTTCAAAAGGAAGAATAATTATGGCTATTCAACGTCTTTATGAAAAACTAGTAGTAAAGGGCAAAACTCCTAAGGCAATACCTCCTCTGCCAAGAACTTATAGAGGGTTCAGCTCAGTGAGTACTGAAAGTGAATCATTTGCTCTTTATGATTTGGCCCTAATCAAACAGGATATTATCAATCATTTCCATGTGAGACAAGGTGAAAGATTGATGAATCCAGAATTTGGCACAATAATTTGGGATGTAATTTTTGAACCTCTAACTGATGAATTACAAGCTTTAATATTACAAAATGTAGAAGATATTATTAACTATGATCCTAGAGTAGTAGCCAGTGATGTAATTGTCACTGCCTATGAAAGTGGTATTCAAATTGAATGCAATTTGCTCTATCTTCCTTATAACGTATCTGAATCATTGAGATTTAAATTTGATCAAGATAATGGATTAATCGGATAAACTAGCAGTTTATTATCTACTATAAATATCAAGTATAAGGACTGCCAATGTCATCTACCAATAGACAAAATAGATTATTAGTTGCCGAAGATTGGAAAAAAATCTATCAAAGTTATCGTAATGCGGATTTTAAAAGTTATGACTTTGAAAATCTTCGCAGAGTCATGGTGGATTATCTAAGAGAAAATTATCCAGAAGACTTTAATGATTATATTGAAAGCAGTGAATATCTAGCATTGATAGATATGATTGCTTTTTTAGGACAAAGTATTGCTTTTAGGGTAGATCTAAATGCTAGAGATAATTTTTTAGAACTGGCTGAACGTAGGGAAAGCGTATTAAGATTATCTAGAACTATTGGATATAACGCCAAACGTAATCTAGCAGCTAACGGTCTTCTTAAATTACAAAGCGTTAATACAACTCAAAGTATCATTGATAGTAATGGCAGAAATTTACGTGGTCAAGAAATAATATGGAATGACAATGCCAATAGTAATTGGTATGAGCAGTTTATCAAAGTTATCAATGCAGCACTGCCAGCAAATAGTCAATTTGGAAATCCAAATAACAAAGCAGTAATTTATAATATACCAACTGAACAATACAGATTACAGTCGGCAAATAATATAATTCCAGTTTATGGATTTAGTAAAATTGTAGATGGAAGAAATATGAATTTTGAAGTTGTCAGTACTACCATAGAAAATGGCACTGACATTATGGAAGATCCTCCGCAGGTAGGGAAAAGTTTGGCATTTCTTTATAGAGATGATGGAAGAGGTCCTTCAAGTCCCACTTCTGGATTCTTTTTACATTTTAGACAGGGCAGTTTGAATACTGGTACATTTTCAATCTCAAATCCTAGCACAAATGAAATTATAGATATTGATTCAGACAATATTAATAATACTGATGTTTGGCTTTATAAATTAAACTCTAACGGAATAGAGTCAGAATATTGGGCCAAAGTTTCAAGTTTTGAAGGCAATAATGTAATTTATAATAGCCTAAAGAAAAATATTAGAAATATCTATTCAGTTATTACTAGAGCCAATGATAGAGTTAGTATAAATTTCAGTGACGGCACATTTGGTACATTGCCACTAGGCTCATTTAGAATATATTATCGAGTCAGTAATGGACTTAGTTATACAATTAATCCTAAGGATATTAAAAACGTTGTCGTTGACATTCAATATGTTTCTAACACTGGCCAAAGTGAAGTAATATCATTAACTATGGGTTTACAATCTAGTATTAATAATAGTGCTCCATTTGAAAGTAATGAACAAATTAAGGCCAATGCTCCTGCCACGTATTATACACAAAATCGTATGATCACAGCAGAGGATTATAATATTAGTCCATTAAGTGCCAGTCAAGAAATAATAAAAATTAAATCTATCAATAGATCTAGTAGCGGTATTAGTAGATATTTTGATCTCAATGACCCAACTGGCAAATATAGTAGTACAAATTTATTTGGCAATGACGGTATTCTTTATAAACAAGAATACGAAGATAGTTTTAGATTTAATTATATTAATAAAACTGACATTGAAGGCATAGTATATAATCAAGTTTTTAATGTTATTAAAGATTTAAACCTTCGCAATTATTATTATGATAAATTTGGTAAAACAACTATTATCTATTCTAACTTAACTTGGACTCAACAGACCAAGGATACTAATCAATCTACTGGTTATTTCAAAGATTTTGCTAAAATAGTAATCGGCTCAACAAACAGTGATTTAAAAAATGTAGAACCGGGTGCTTTAATTAAGTTTGTTCCACAACCAGGATTTTATTTCAACACATTAGACAGTAATTCTACTATGAAAATTCCTAGTACAGGTATCCCATTTGGAGGTGTCACATATATTTGGGCTAAAGTTGTTAGCATAACCAATGATGGCTTAGGAAATAAATTAGGCGAGGCAGATACAGGTATTTTAACAAATGGCAATGGAGCCATAACTTTAAATATCCAAGTGCCAACTAATTCACAATTAAACAAAATAATTCCAAGATGGAGAACTTCATTAGACACTAATACAATTTCAACTATTGTTGATTTGGTGTTTGCTAACAAGCCTTTTGGTCTTAGATATGATATAATATCTAAGAACTGGAAAATAGTATTTGAAAGCAATCTTAATATTGTTGATGAATTTAATACTGGCAAAGCTGGCGACAATGGTAATCAAAAACTAGATAGTAGTTGGCTATTATTATTCACCACTGATACAGAATACTATGTTGTTAAATCTAGAAAATTAAAATATGTTTTTGCAAGTGATAATCAAATTCGTTTTTATTACGACAGCAATAATAAAATTTATGATAGCAGAAGTAATTCAGTAGTTAAGGATCAAATAACAGTATTAAGCATCAATTCAGATCCCACTAGTTTAAATCAAATATTGCCGTTTACCTATAATTTAAATTGGGAAGTCGATCAAGAATTTTTAGGGGCAGACGGGTATGTGGATACTAAAAGAATAGAAATAAGTTTTAATGACAGTAACGATGATGGTGTAGTTGATGATCCTGATTTGTTTGATGTTATTGTAAATCCTAATACTGATCAATCAAAATATATTATTTTAGAAAGATATGAAGTTGCCACAGGGCAATTAGATTATAGATATGTTAAAAATATTTCTAGCAATAATACACCAATAGTGTATATTAAGCCCAATATTGGATCTTTAATAGATAAAATTGATAATCAATATTATTATTTTTTAGATACTAACACACTCCAAAAATGGAATGCAACACAGGGAAGATTTATTGCTAGTTTAGATTATAAAGTTTTTCAAGGTAGATCAGATTTAAAATTCCAGTACATACATAGCGCAGACTATGAGTCTAGAATAGATCCTGGTCAGATTAATATCATGGATCTTTATGTATTAACCAAACAATATGATTCAGAATTTAGAAAATGGTTAATTGGAACCTTAGATCAAGAACCTTTCCCGGCTAGTTCTGATGAATTAAATTTGACATTATCTCCAAGTTTGAATAATATCAAGGCTATGAGTGATGAAATCATATATCATCCAGTAAAATATAAAGTATTATTTGGGCCCAAGGCCAGTTTAAATCTAAGAGCCACATTTAAAATTATTAAAAATTCTGAACAGATTATCAGTGATAATGAAATAAGAACTAATGTACTATTGGCCATAAATGAATTTTTTGCCATAGAAAATTGGGATTTTGGTGACAGTTTTTACTTCAGTGAATTAGTTGCCTATGTTATGAGTAGAACTACGCCGTATCTAGTAAACATAATTATAGTTCCTAGACAACCTGATTTGCATTTTGGAAGTTTGTTTGAAATTAAAGCAGAAAGCAATCAAATTTTTATCAATGGTGCTACTGCTGATGATATTGAAGTAATTAGTACTATAACTGCTAGTAATATATTAGCTGATGGAATCATCAATTCACCTAATACGGTGGTGTCACAACAAAATATTACTAGTAGAACAGGGGATTATTGATGGCAGATAACCAATCAGATTTATTTCCTTCAAACGATCCTAATCAAAAAAGAAAAGCTGAAAATCTTATACCTAGATTTTATAGAAGTGACAGCAATAAAAAATTTATTTCTGGTACAATTAATCAATTAATTCAAAATGGTACAGTACGACGCCTTAACGGTTATATAGGTAGGGAAAATTCTAAAGCAACCTCTGCCACTGATATCTTTTTAAATGAGCCTATTCAAGATAGAAAAAATTATCAACTTGAGCCTAGTTTGGTCATTGAAGACACTGTGGGCAATGTGACTTTTTATAAAGATTATTTGGATTATATTAATACCATAGATGTACTAGGTGGCATAACAAACAATCACGAACGAGTTAATCAACAAGAATTTTACAGTTGGGAACCACATATAGATTGGGATAAAATTGTTAATTTTGCACATTATTATTGGTTGCCATTTGGCCCAGATGCTATAACTATACCTGGCCAACAACTGGAAATAATCAAATCCTACAAAGTTGTACTAAGTGACGAGGGCGATAATAGAGCACTTCTTTTTACTCCAGATGGATTAACTAGAAATCCGTCACTAACTTTATATCGTGGGCAGACTTATCAATTTGAAATTAACTGCCCTAATGAACCATTTAGCATAAAGACTCAAAGAGAAATAGGCGAAGCATATAGATTTACAGATGGGGTGGACAATTATGCTGTGGAAAATGGCATAATAACTTTTACCGTTCCATTAGAATGTGCCGATGTACTTTATTACGTTAGTGAAAACACACCTGACGCTTCGGGCATTATTAAAATATTTGACATAACAGAAAATACTGCTATAGATGTTGAAAATGAAATAATCAATAGTCAAACCTATACCTTACGCAGCGGACTGAGCTTGAGCAATGGTATGAAAGTCAATTTTAAAGGACAAGTAACGCCTGAATTTTATAGTCAAGGTGACTTTTATGTTGAGGGAGTTGGTGATAGAATTCAACTTATACCTGAAAAACAATTAGAAATTGTAGCACCATATACTAAAGATTATGATGTGACCTTTGATGACACTGGCTATGATAAATTGCCATATAATGATGTTAAATATTCGCCCATAGTCAAAGATTATATTTCAATTAATAGATCTAGTGCAGATAGAAACCCTTGGAGCAGATATAATCGTTGGTTCCATGAATCTATTATAGAAAAAACTGCCGTCGAACTTGGTCAACAACCAGTATTTGATCAAAAACAAAGAGCTAAACGTCCAATTATAGAATTTAACGCCAATTTAAAACTTTTTAACTTTGGCACTAAGCCCAAACAAGATGTTGACTTGGTAGATGATTTTACAAGCGATGTGTTTTCTATCATAGAAGGCTCATTAGGATATAACATTGATAATGTTCAATTAGTGGATGGACATAGAATATTATTTACTGGGGATAGTGATCCGTTAGTTAATGGTAAAATATATCGAGTAAATTTCATAACGACCCATGAAAATAATAGTAGCATTGGCGTTAGAAGGATTCATTTAGAAGAAGAGCCTGATACGGAACCAAACTTACACGATGTAGTGTTAGTTAAAAATGGTGTAAAATATACAGCACAAATGCTATGGTACAATGGAACAACCTGGATAGTTGGGCAAACTAAAACGACTCAAAATCAACAACCATTATTTGATTTATTTGACGAGGAAGGAGTTAATTTAACTGACGCTAGCAAATATGATGGTTCAACCTTTTCAGGTAATAAGATTTTTTCCTATAAAATAGGCACTGGTACGGCTGACTCTGAATTAACTTTTCCCTTAAGTTATAAGAATATAAACAATGTGGGGGACATTCTTTTTAATTTTGATCTATTACAAAATACTTTTTCTTATAAAATCTTATCTGAAGTAATAACAGAAAGTACTGATAATAAATTTATTAAAAAAGTTAATAAATTAAACACTGAATATCTAAATGGATGGACTACAAATAAATTAAAAAATGTTCAGCCTATTGTGAGAATTTATAAAAATTCTAATTTAACAAATAACTTTCCCGTAGATGTATACGACGATATTAATAATCTTGATGATCTTTTAGTAAAAGTTTATATAAACGGTAAAAGATTAGATAAGCATTTGTTTTCTGTAGTGGATGGTATTGTTTACAAAATGATTGTGCTAGATAATGCTGTGACAGATATGGATATTGTCACATTAAGGTGTTATAGTAACCAATTTAAAAATAATAATGGCAAATACGAATTTCCTATTAACTTTCAAAATAATCCATTAAACAATAATATTAATGATTTTACTTTGGGCGAAGTAATTGATCATGTGGATTCTATTATTGATAACATTCAAACTTTTGAAGGAATTTATCCAGGAATAGGTAATCTAAGAGATCTTTCTAATGTCAGTAGTTATGGTACAAAATTTGTTCAACATAGTGGAAGTATTAATTTATCTTTATATCATTTAACAAATAAGACAGCT